GGACCATATGCTGCTGTCTTGATCGCCTTTTCGCGATTAGCAAGATTTACTGATACATCTTGTGTAGCAATTGGACACTTATCTTCATCTTCTTTTCGGATTAGAGCAGCGTACTTGCCGTTTTTATCACGGAAAACATTAAGATCATCTCTCTTGCCGTTAATACCGTAATCACCAAGAAAAACTGCCATGATTAAGCACCTGTTTTCGTTAAAGTTTTCATCTTGTGTCCAACTTGTGTATCGGTTGGCTTACCTTCGCGGTACAACTGAATGAGTACGGCGGGATTTTCTTTTTCACCTTTAAGAGAGAAGTTTGTTTTTGGCACTGCAAGAGTTCCACTGTACAGAACACGAACAACTTTTCCGCGTGAAGTTGCATCTCCTGATTTCCAAGAAACCATATCACCTTGTTTAACGGAATCTGCTTTTGATAGATCTTCATCCATTGATGGGCGTTTACCGTTAATACTATAGTCGCCTAGAAAAACCGTCATATTTTTTTCCTTCTTTTAGGTTTAGCGATTGTATCAACATGGACGCTATTTACAGATGGATCGGAGTTTTCAACTTTTTGTTGTTCGGGGATGTCCGCTTTGAGTCGGGCTGCTGTTCCTCCGATTGAGTAACCACGCAACTTGCCCGTTTTAACCATATCCCAAGCCCAATCTTCCCACTGTACGCCCAAGAACACGGTGTTAGCGGGATAGACCGCTTTACTTGTACTTCCGTCTGCCTTTTTCATCGGAACTGTGAGTTCGTAAGGGAATGACATAATTTCCAACCATTCGCCCGCAACAACATCTTTGTTATGTTGGAGACGAATACGGCGATCGCCTGACTTTACATAATCCCACACCGCTTTTTGTAGTTCGTCTGCGTCTGTCCATTCGTCATGGGCATCTAAGCGATCGGGAATGTACATCGGGGCTAAAGTAAACTTTCTTTCTTCGTCTGCCTTAATAACTTCTAATTGTTTCTCAGCATTTTCGGCGCGACGCACGATTGATTCTGCCCATGATTTACCAGCGTCACCACCCCATGCTGCCCAAGAGACTCTGCCTGGACTTGGATAACCATCTTGACTTGGTTTGAATCCTTTTCCTTCTTGATCTTTTTTGTGGCGGATTAAAAATGAGTTCATTCGTCTAACTGTGCGCAAAGATACTGGGCGACCTGCCGCTAACTGTGCTGCGCGAGCGCGTCCGACATCGGTGAATCCATCGCCCTGATGACCTTCTTTGATCCACGCCAGTGCCCGCTTACCTTCTTGGATTACACCTGCGGGTGGAGCAAAGGTTTCATCCTCCGCGATCTTTAACATATCTTCAACTTCGACTCTTACTTGCTTTACAACATACTCGCGTCCCTCGTTAGTCAATACCTCACCTAACAAAAAGTTATCTCCGCCATTTTCCCAATCATCTACCATACTGCGAATAACGGGATCGTTGGTTAATCCGAGTTCCTCGAGGTCAACTCCGTCAACTGCGATTTCCCACTTTGAGGAGGCTATCGCGCTCTCCCAATCAGGTTCAGAGGGTAAACGAATACCCATTTTTTTGAGTCCGTGAGACAACCAATGGTGACTTTCGATCAAGGTGTCTGAATCTGGAGAAGCATAAGTTTGATGAAACTTTTCGTGGAGTGAAACTAAATCTTGTTCTGTTGCCTTAACAACCGCGTCGGGAACATTCATATACAAGGCGCGGAGTTGAGCCACTGCGTCACTTCGTTTTTGATGGCATCCAACAACCTCTTTGCTATCGGGCTTTTGTACTGCGTAGCCTGAGCAGTTAGGGTTATCTGTGCTTATTTCATAGGGCATAGTTCCTCCGACCTAAGTATCCACCAAATTAGGCGGGGAAAGCCACGGGAAACGCCTTCATCGCATCTTCCTCACGGATCTCCGTCAGTGTACAGTCCCCTCCTGTTAACAACCGCATTAAACTCGTAGTTGTATCCCATGAACTTGTACTTGGGTTCCAGTGTTCTTGGTATGTGATCCCGTCGGCAGGTCTCTTGCGGTAAATAGCAAAGAGCGTCTCGCCCATATCGGTTTGTCCGAAGTATGTAATCATATCTCCCTCCATTTTTAGTGTAGCAGTTTGAATCATTTTTGTATTTTTGGCATAGGGTCGCCCAAAGTACCAACATCACCCTTAGGGAATGGGACGCTTTTCGCGATTTCAACCATTTCTTTATCAATTCTGTCGATAATAATTGGATCTCGAGTGTTTCTAATGCTTTTGTACAAATCGTGTGTCTTGGTTTTAGATACAAGCGACTTCGGTGTGTGGAATTGGAGTTCGAACATTTGTCCAGTCGGTGAAATGACCTGCGCATTTACACCAAGATAAGGACTTCCTGGCTTCCAGTTGTTTATTACGGTGACTTTATATCCTTGAGATCTTAAATCTCTAACTACACTGTTCGTCATATCAACATAACCTGCTTCGGGTTTGACCATTGTGTAGCGAATAACATCTCGCATATTGCGCGACTCGACCGCAACATTTGTCGCATTGTCTCTTGCAGTTGTTTGTATCTTTTCTGCGAGCGAACCTTGAGTCTTGAGTCTGTATTCTAAGCCGACCATATCCCCGCCGTGTTGCTTGGACAAATCAATAACATCTCGGGTGATTTTAGGTTCGGATACACGCGCTGAATCTCGAAGATTATTTGCTGCAACATCCGCCTGACCACGATCGGAACTTGTAGCGTTGCGGGGTTGGTTTAACTTGTAGCCTTCATACTCACCAGTAGGCGGAATCTTTTCTTCGATAACCGCACTTGGTTCTCCAGGAATTAAAACCGCTGTACAACGACAATTCGGATGAGCGGTCGGCATTAACTTGCCCATTGAGAAGTCTTTTTCCCAATCTACGATTTCGCCATCTATACCACGACATATAGGACAAGTCCGTTCGTCGGGCGCGGTCATCCATCTTTTCTTACTGTTTGGCGGAATGAGTCCTTGTGCGTCCGCTTCCATCCAAGACATAAAGCGTCCTTGATTTGCTGCCTCGGCAAGTTCGGTACGAGCGATCCGTTCTGCCCTTTGACTCCACAAACGGTTTCGATATGTAACACCTAATGATTCTGCCCTTGCGACTGCACTTTGATAGGAAAGACCTTTGAGAGTTCCATCTTCAATTGTTTTCTTGTAAAAGTTTTCCAACGCAGTTGCTTGTCTTGAATCAAGACCAACAACTCGTTTGATCGCTGCCTGTACTTGATCGGGATCTAACTTGGATCGTAATCCATCTTGAATGATCTTAGAAACTGCTTGGCGAGAGTATTCATTTACTTGGCGGATAGTTGACCCCGCTCGTACTTGTGCCCAACCAATCGCTCGAGGATCGGTCAAATTGAATACTGCTTCGTACTTGATCTTGCTTGGCAGTTTAGTTAAATTGAGGTTCGCCGAGATAGCAACCTGTGTTGCCATTGTGGTCACAATTGGCGCAAGTGATTGAGTAAAGCCTGACCACGGAACTTGATTAGCAGCAGATAAAGGATTCCCTGCTAGTACCTCCGCCATAATGCGACGGATTACATCGGGATCGTCAACCTCGAGATTTAACTTACGCAGTGCTTCAAGATATTGCCTGATAAGTTTTTTTTCGTTCGCAGTTAACCCATTCCCAACTATTAGTAAAGGATCGTTGGGTTTCTTGGCTTTGAGAACATATCCCATTACAAAGTTTCTTCTATTACTGGCAATCCTGCTAGACCTCGCAAATACGCTTCTGTATCGGCGTTAGGTGTTATCGCTCCTGCTGTTATTAACTTAGATACATAATCGGCGATCTCAGCAAGTTCAACATGGCTTACTTCGCTGTATGTGATTTCAGGAGTTTTTTCTAACTTCATACCGTTCAAGGTCAACAATCTAGGGATAGCGTGTTGGTTAATTACTTCTGCTATGGATTTACATATCGCGTCAACCGCCATAGTCCATAGGTCGATCTTTGATGATCCGAGAGCGAATGAGCCTACTCGTTCATGTCCGAGAAGAATGAAGTCTGATAACACGGACATAGCAATTCTTTGGTCATAGCGAGAGATAACTTTGTCTGTATCAAACTGACGAGATCCACCTGTTGAGAGCAAAGTAATATCAAACAACTTGTTGCCGTTTTCGTTAAACACCTGTGGGAAAACGATACCTTCTTGCTCGTTACGCTTTACATTTTGAACGATAGATTGAATCGCTGCTAATACCGCTTGCTGATCGGCTGTTGCGGTTGAGGACAAATACTCAGGTGGTACATATGCTACTGGCAAACCTGCGAGATCGCGTTCGATACCAATTGCTTCGATTTCTTCAATGCGTGTCTTGAAATACCACGGGCGATAAGCGGTTCGGAGAAGTGATCTTCCTTCGGGATTGTTCTTCTGTGTTGAAGTTCTAAACAACAACGCCTTTTCGATTGGAATACGGTGGATACCTGCGCCCCACGGATCAACTTGTTCGAATCCTTGAATACCACCGTCTTTATCAAACAACCAGTTGTTATGAGTTTCTTGCGCACGAATCGCCCATTTACGCCAACCTATTTTGCCATCACTAAAATTAGACTTCTTGGTTGGATCTGTTGAATCTCCACCGCGAATCTTGTAAACAATTTCTTGATAGGAGTATCCGAAAACAAGCATTGACAAGATACTAGATAGCGTTGAGTCCCAAGAGTCTGACATATCGTACAAACAAGATTGAATGAACTCGGCTGCTTCTTTATCTACTAATTCGTCGGATGTTGGATCTACTTTCCAATCCAAGCGCAGAATGATTTTTTCGATCGCATACAAAATAGATCCGACAACTGGATCGTTATCCGCCATCTGACGGTAAACCTTTGCTCCGCGCTTACCACGCAAAGCAACGAGAAACTCCTCGTGAACCGTTCCACCGCTACGGCGGAGACCCGTCGATCCGAGTTCTGTTAAATCTACCTTTGCCATTTATACCTACTCGTCGTCTCGGTCGTCCATACTGGCTACCATCGTTCTACTAACTAAATACAAGGCTTGCTTTTCGGTGAATCCGCTATCCAATAATGAATTGAACAACTCGTTCATCTGCGCTGTCGCCTGTTCCAAGATACTGAGACCTTGAAACGGATTTTGTGCAGGATCCATCTAAGCAGTATAAGGGGAGTTTACCAATCTTGACCATCAAAACGGCGCATCCTCTGACCAAGTGTCCTGCTTTTTAGTAAATTGCTCTGACTTTGGGCGAGACTTCTTGAGAGAGACCGCTATATGTTGGGCGGTGATAACCAACTTTGATTTTTTTTCATTGGTTGACTTATCAAGCCACTCTTGGTTTTCGATCGTGCCGAGAACTACTACTTGAGTTCCCTTGCCTAACGAATCTGCTGCATTTTCCGCGAGAACATCCCACGCGGTTACATCCCAATATGTCGTACCTGAATCTTCCCAACTACCCTCATCGTTTTTCTTTTTCTTGCTTGTTACCACGGAGAATCGGATAACTGCTTTCCCGCTATTGATGAACTTGAGTTCGGGATCTTTTGTAACTGTACCTACTACTGTGATTGGGTTACTCATTTTGAGTCCTTTGGCTAGGAAGATCAAACACTAAAGGCTTAGGTCTAATCTTGCGTCTTTTTCTTATTTCTTTTCTTTGCTTTGGAGTTGTACCGCCCCAAACCCCTTCTACGCTCCAATGAAGTGCGTATTCAAGACATTCTGCCTGAAACGGACACTGGAAACAAAGTTTGATCGCAGTGCGCCTCCCAGTGGGCGTGTCGCTGAACCAAAGTTCCCCATCTACGCTTGCGCATATTTGACTTCCATCGAAGTATGGGTAATCTGTTGGGTCTGACACGCCCAAAGTTTAGGGCTATTCGTCCTTTATGTCCACCATATCTTGTGGCTTCCACAATTCACCGTATCTTTCTGACATTAACTGGCTGTAAAGGTCATCAAGATCGGTGTCGTTCATTTAATACCAACCTTTCAAATCTGAGTGATTTTTTGCTGAACATGGATTTTTATACCGATGTTCGATATAGGACAACCCCCAAGAAATCTGCTCCAGTGGATCGGAGAGGAAGTTCTTGATCTCGGCTTCACTATTTTTACGCATATGGCGTTGGGGAATACCAAAGTCACCTGTTGGAGACTTGGCTTTCCATCTCCAGTTGGATTCGCGAGTCCAAAGTGCTTCGAGGCACTCGTACTGCTTGTCGTCCCAACCGTATTCTTTCATCGCATATTTTCCATAGGCTTTAGCCGTGGCTGGAGACCACGCTTCTAATGGAAACTCGATTGTTTTTACTTGTACAGGTTGAACCTGAACAACGGGAGCCTCGGCTTTAGCCGTCGCTGCTTCCCATATAAATAAGGCGATTAGCCCTACTCCTATATTTCTTACCGTTCTTCCGCGTTTCGTGAGCATTTTTCCTCCTTTTGGGGAAGCCTCTCATCCAACATACTTTCTATGTTGAGTGGAGATTCCTTAGGGACTTTTTGACGATCACATCGCCATCGATATTGATAAGGGCAACTAACCTTTCCTGTTCAGCCATTCCGCGATCTCTGTATCGCGCATAATCTTCAATGGCTTGCCCGAGATTATTATACTTTGATTCGTACACCTCGAGACCATCTTCATAGACCTTTACTTTGAACATTTTCTCCTCCCTTGTAATTGTAGTGTTCCAGACCAACCTCGAAAATGTGGGATATGAACATATCCACCTCGGTTTGTTTTACTTTTCCTCCAATGGGGATACCCCAATAATCCTTAACATAAGCGATCGGTACGCTTGCTTTGAGCCTACCTGTACTTTCTCTAAGCATTACTTGTGACCTCCTGTGCCGTGAGTATTCCTTGAACTGTTATGCGTCGAACTACCCGCAACTGACCCGATAAGCCTGTGCGGTGAGTGGGCATACTGGCTAGTAAACCTGCTCGTTCCAACTCGGAACAGCGTGTCGCATACTCCGATGTAAGGGGAAGTCCAGCATGGATCGCTGCCTCCTCGTCTGTATAACCATTCCGTTCGGAGAAGTGCGCCATCAATAACTTGAACCTACTGCTATTGACTCGGATACCTATCGACTCTGCTGCTTTACTTGAGGTTGAGGGATCGGATCTCCTAGCCTTTACCTTAGGGTCATACTTTGGCATTTCCATAACGGAATTGTTATGTGCCAATTCGATCAGTTCGTGAGGAACACCGAACATCATCGCCCCAACACCCAACAAGTAATAACGGGTTTCATCCTCCAAGTATTCACCTGAACTTGAGGTATAGAGATAGATCGTCCATCTTTCACCATCTAGGACTACATCTAGTTGCCGTTGGAACTTATCTTGCTTCCAACCTGTATCTGATAGGACATTCATCCAATCTCCTCAAGGCGATCAGGAACTCCTCGATCGTTTCCATAGCCACCACTGATATTTTTCATAAATGAAGCAATATCTTCAGCGGTAGCATCAACCTCATCTTCGTTTTCGTCCCAAGAATCGGGTGCGCGGTAGTTGCTTGTGTAAGAAATCAAAACAACTGGAGTGTCGGGATGTTTGAGATTACCTGCTATGTACCAAGAAATCCGAAACTCGTCTATATCGAAAGTATCCATATCGGGATCGAGAACATCGATCCATTTGTCTAATCTTTCGTCTTTAATATGTTTAGTCTGCCATTTAACAGAATACCCATACTCGCCACTATCGTCCGACAATTGGTCGAACAGTGCTTCCATTTCTTTCATGCGAAGCCGTGCTTTTCTAGCGATTCACGAACTTCGCTAAGTTTTTTTGGAGTCCAGTGGCAATCGCGTTCGATTGCTGGAAGTCCGAACTGACCCTTGACTGATTCTAGTTCGGTCATTGACCAATATCCGAGTTCGGTGTCCCAACCTTGAACTAGACCGAAAAATTGGTCTTCGCCGTCCCACTCGATAGCGAACCAACGCCATCCATTTTGTCCGAACCATTTAGCAACCACCATTGGATCGCTTACATTTTCTTGTGAATAAAGTTTAGGCAGTGCCTTCTTGACCTCTGCTGTTATGAACTTGTGACCGCGTATCTTGTCGAGCGTTGCTGACATTTTGTGCCTCCCTGTTAGTGGGTTTCCCCGTTTACAGGTACTACATTACCTTTTTGTTAAATGTTTTACAGTATTGATTGTGTGATATAGGTCATATTAACAGAAGTATCTCCATCGAGATTCCAATGCGTTATCTATCGCCCATCCTTGAGCGATGAAGTCCAAAGACTTAAACAACACATCTTCGCTATCTATCTTGGAAAACGGAACATTGATCGCTGTTGCCATATCAAATAGATAGTTGGACACTACTTCGCGCAGTAATTCTTTTTCATCTCGCGCCAATGAAGCATATCTTTTAAGGGTTTCTTGTTGAGTAATAAGGGTTAGAGCCATCACTTCCTCCTTTGACTTACCTCAGGGTAGGTCAAATGTACCACAAATACAACGCGACACACTGGGGGTTTAGTTTTTATACTAAGGCTGGAATTAAAGCCAATTCTGCGTTATTCGCATCGCTCAGGTAATCGTGGAGTGTGTAGAGGATTTTCTCGGGCTTTGGCTGAACACCTAATACCACGATCTCCTGAACTTTGCTGATTGCCCATCCACCTTGTTCCGCTTCCCCAAAATTACAAAGGAGAATCTGTTTCTTTCCGTCCCATATGACAACTTTACTCGTTTCTGAGTCGGCAATCATTACAAAGCGTGTGGACATAGCCCTACTGTATCAAGTTAGTGAATCATTCCTTGCCCAAACTCGCACGATGGTTTGTATGAACACCATGTACAAGATCCGAGATTCGGCACAAACGCTAAGGCTTTTCTTGCGTGGTCAAACTTGGAAACAAGTCCTTCAATCACTGCATCTGTGAATGGAGTCAAGTCTTTCGTTGTTATCTTGCCTGTTCGCACCATCCAGTATTGACCCCAATCAAGGTTAATGCCGTACTTTTGCTTTACCCCATACCGATAGAACGCCAATTGCAGCGGATTTGTCGGACTTTTACGCCCAGTCTTTATATCCGTTACACTAACAAGACCAGTGACGAGGGAGGTCGTCAATCGGTCTGCAAACATCTTGACTTCGACCCCTGCCACCACACAGGATAAGTCGAGTTCAATTGCTGGCGTTCCATCGGGGAGTATCAACACCGTGTTCTCGGTGCTGAAACGGACATGGCGATCGAGCATCTTGCGCCCATTCTCGTACCACCATGTCACATCTTCATTTCCAATGTTGACTTTTATATCATCAATGGAAAAACCATCCGCTGTCACATTATCGAGAGCCTTTTGCCACTCGCTATTCCAAATACCATCGAGATCTCCACCAAAGCGATCCCAAACCTCACTTGCTGTGTGAACTAACTTGCCACCAATAAACATCCATTGGGGTTGTTGTTCGATTTCAACCATTCGGGACAAGTAATACCTATGCCCACAATCAAGCCAATCATTCATACTGCTAAAAGAAATGTGTGCTGGTAAACCCGTCATCTGATCCGCTCCATTACTTGATCTTCTTTGACCCATTCCCCGTCGTCGGGAAGCGGAACTATATCTTTCTGTTCTTCTTTGTAAACATCGTGTTCAGGTTGGAGTGTCCAACCCAATGCTTTTGACCAAAGTATGATTTCGCCCCACTCAGTTTTCTTAAACTTGTGGACGATTACCCATCTAGGTTCACGCGTCTTTGGCAACGCCATCTTGATCCGCGTCGTCCTTTGGGTAACGAACTAGATCCCAAAGATGGAGACCATCCATAACCTCAGTAACCCTTGTGTGGGTCTTAGAGCCTTTTCTATGACTAGCAGGTATTTCGAGGTCGTCCCACCCGAGATCACCCTCAGGATCGCCTTCCACGGTCTTAATCGCCTTGATAGCGACATCTATCCAATCGCTGTGAACTGGAGGGTAGTGATTAGCCTTTAACTGAATCGCGACGGCTTGCCGTAGGGCTAAATCTCCATCTCCAAGTTGGTCAACGATTCCTGCGATATAAGTGCTACCCACTAGAACTCCAAACTGATAAAAATAAATATCAAATCTAAATCAATTGAATACTTACTGATACTAAACCCAAGCGCAATACCGCGCTTATGAATACCAACACTTAGCCAATGATTATTTATTTCTTTGCTCCACATCATTTACTCTCCCTTTTGAGACTGTCTATCAAGACTTTCATTTGTTTGTAGGTGATAACACTTTCTAACCTTCCCGCTAGATATTCAACGGCGTTATCTCCCCACTTGTCTTTAGATAACTTTACAAGATTACTAACTGTATATTCCAGTTCTACTTCTTTAATCATTTACTCCACCCATTAACTACATCGGCGAATCTTTCGATCTTGCAGGGTTCATAACCACCGCGCCAATCGCAGATAACCATTCGATCTCCCCACCACATCATTAAGGCGAAGATGATCGCTACGCCGAATCCAATCAAAACTACCCATCCTCGAGTTGTCAAGGATTCGTACCACGGCTTAGTCATTAGATTTTTCAACTTTTGTGAACATCTCAGTCACTATCTTTGTGGCTAGTGCTGGTGAATAACCTTGATCTACAAATGATGTGATCAATGATTCTAGCGATTCTTCGTACTTATCTGACATTTTGTTTCCTCCCTGTTGTCCATAGTTTTTTGTACTCGCTTGGTTCGATAGTGATAGCGATCGTATCTGCCTCACCTTCCATAACTAGGGTAGCAATTGCGCCCCTACCTAGATAACCTTCATCAATAAATTGAATGAAGTCCCCACTTGCTGAGAATTGAATCCAACCTCGGCGTGGATTTCCATTTGCATCGTTCTTTGCTTGAACTCGAACTAACATAACTGCCTCCCTATTTCTTTAGTAAACAACGCTTGCATACCATTGGATGAACTTTGCTGTAATCCGCACCGCCCTCTACATGAATTGAAACCTCGTTGCGCTGATCGACTACGAAGTTCCCACAAGTAGCAACGCGGGTAATACTGTCGCTGGTGTGATACTTGCCCCCACCCTGAACTGGGTAAAAGATTTTGTAGGCGGTTATCACTTAACTGCCTGAACATAAACGCGAGTGACTCGAGTACCATCTTCGTTCTCGAACTCGTAGCAAGTTTCCCCATCTGAGAAAACATCGATTACCATACTTGGCTTACCAAGATTTTTGTTGATGAAATCCAAGCGCAACTTTGCTGCTTTGGTTCCTGCGTCTGCGTATGATCCGCCACAACCGCAAGCGCAACCTGACTTACCGCGATAAGTACGAGTTACATCTTCCATTTTTAGAACCTGATCTAGTGTTTCCATTTACTGCCTCCCTTGTAAGTGTCGTTTCCGACAAGTTCTACTATTCCACCCACCAGTTCTTGTGTAAAGGATTTACTATAAATGTTTGTGTGATTAGCGTCACACTAGATCTGTGCCTTGTTAAGACGCTTTGCTGTTCGGATGGAATGACGGGCTTGCTGTACTGCACTTACACCATCTTCGAGATCGGCATAAGAGAACTTCCAATCGGGTTCGGCGATACTTAACACCTTTACCGCTTGATCCGCTCGGGCTGTCTGATAAAACGAACCGACTACTCGAATCTGTCCCGTTTCATTATCTGATCCGATTACTACATATGTCATTCTGTCCCTTTTCTGTTGGTTTACTTACATGAACTACAATAATTGGAAACTCGGAGATTATCTCTACCAACCATGAAGTTTCTTCCACAATGGGAACACGGGATATTGAGAACTTTTGGTTCTTTTCTTTCCCACCATATTTTGACTGAGGCTTTTAACATAGTTTTCTTCTCACTTTGGTAGCCACATACCTAACTTAACTCGCTTGCTTCGATTGAGTCCAGCGATTTCGGTCGGGCTATACGCTTTGGTATAGGTGTGACCATATAAAACCTCACCTGAATCTAAGATCGCAACAACAATTCCAAGAGCGTTCGTGTGCGCTAAGGCATACGCCAACTGGATCTCACCTGTCGCCTGATATGGCAATCCCCATTTTTCATGGAGTTTCTGTATCTCGGGATCAACATAGATAATTGATTCCGCTTTACCTAGTGCTTCTAACATTTACCTCCCCTATCCTGATAGAAAAAACTCTGACTGATAATTCCGATACTCCTCGCGGTAGCCTAGTCCGATCTGCGCATATCTCGCACGACCGTATGAGCCTGACACGCGTTTATTCTCGCTGTCCAAGTCCTTAAAATAAAATCTTGTACCTGAGCAATATGGGCACTTGTCGCGGTACTTGTCGCAATCACGCCCAGTACATTCGGTTAATTCTTCGACCGCATAGATTTCCCAATACTTAGGATCGGGACTTGTTACCCAATCTCCTGTTGGAGTTGGATCGGCATCTGCGATAGTAACTCGCTTTGCTAAACCTTTACGCTGACCGCTTGTGAAGCGATCGACCATGATGATCGTTCCAGCGAAAGCCATATACCCGCATCTGTAAGTCGTAACTGACAAACCTTCGGAAAGGATTAAGTCGATATCTTTGGGACGCTCATCTACACGAATTGCATAATCGTGATTACCGAATGGGCAACAATTACATAAACTGTGTGCCACTACAAGTTCCCTATGATCCGCTTAAACTCGGTTTCAATGTTCTGTACATTTTTAAGGTCATTCTGTACATCTTTTATTTGATTTTGAAGTGCCATGATTTCTAAGAGCATAGGAGTAATCCTAACTATCTCCATGTTCGCCTTCATCATTCGCCGTTGACGGCGCAACTCCCAAAATGTTATGACTTGCAGTCCGATCAAGACCCATACATATGTTTCCATTTTTATCCTTCCTCACTTATGGCGTGAAGATTATCAAGAGTTTCAATTACTGTGGGGAAGTATTCACTTATCTGTTCATCTAGCGGATCATATCCACCATCTCCTAGATAACCTGAGTACCATTCATTCTTTGCTTCGTCCCAAATTGTGCCATCGGGGAATCTGGCTCTTTCTGTTTCTGCGTCCCATTCCCAAGTCTTAGTCTCGGAATCAAACATTACCAAAAAATGATGCTTACTCATCTGCTACCTCGATTTCTTTATCTGCTCGGTAAATGTATGCGCTAAAGGTTGACCCATTGATATCTGTCAACAAGTTCGGATCATCATCTTCTAAGTGATGGTCATAGTTGCGAATCTCGACCACCAAATCGGTTGGACCAGAGATAACATCAAACTGCTTGTCGCGAAATCCCATCACTAGACGCTTTTCGCCCTCAACTGCCTTCCACTTGTCGCTCATTCATCTCCTTTTCCATAGAAATGATCGCTTCGCGCCATAGGGCTTCTAATGAGGCTAGTTCGAGTTCATTCTCGGGTGTTATGTCGGTCATTTGACTATTGCCCCTTGTAGTCCTTCGCCATTTCCAAAGTCGGCAGGGCTTATCAAGTCCAACCATTCTTTGAACAAATAGATCAAACCTTCTTGTTCTTGTACCTTCTGTTCGTATAGTTCTTCATAAAGGTCATACGCTGAAACTTCCGCATATTCTAAAACTTCTGAATAATGAAGCATTTATTTCACTCCTAACTCGGACTTTAGATATTCGGCTACTGCCTGTGGGTTGAAGTTCGGAACTAACTTTAGCGATCCAACTGTCAACTTGTAAGTTTTTCCATCTGCGAGATTCTTAGCCACCAACGGGAATCTACTCGCGTTTGAATTAAATCCGAGGAACTTGAATGGCTTACCATTTTGGACGAACTCCGCGCCTAGTGCGCTCGCTGGATCGGCGAATCCATAAGATTTACCAACTTGAGTCCAAACTTGTGCTTCGGTTGAAGCAAGGTTTACACCGCTTGCATTTATATCGATCGCGTCTGCTTGGATACTTATCTGATACCCATCGCCATACTTACTGCGTACCTTAGACGGTTGTAGTTCGTGCTTTTCCAAGATCGCTACTACTGCTGCTTGGATTTCTTTGGTAATCGCTTGGGCTTTATCTTTACTTACATTCATTACTTGACCTCCATCTTTCTTTGATGAGCCTGAACTAAAATTGAGATTGCTTCGGCTACAAATGGACGCTGTGCTGGTGTGACCTTCCAAAACTCGCGGTCTAGGTGGTCAATTCTGTCTAGGATTTCTTGAGGTGTTGCTTCGCTAAGTGTTTTCATTTAGTGCCTCCCTTTGATCGGAGTTTCCGATCCCTACAAATACAATTCTTCCACCACCATACATGAAGTCAAATGTTTTAACTATATGTTTGTGTGATTTAGACCACGCTTAGGTGTCTTTCTTTATCTGTCCCGAGATGGAAGTAACCATCTGCCTCGCACCAAAGATACGGAAGATCCGAACCATACTCGGCGAACTCCGCATAATGGACGGGATCTTTTCTGTACAAGTTCGACCTATGGCTGATATGGAATGCCTCGTACCCAATCCACCACGGTTGCTTGTAATCGAATCTGCCATCGAACTTGGCTTGGAAGCGGACAAACATATTGTCAACGAATCCTCGTTCTTCCCATTCCCCACACATAACCATTCCGTAATGGATTAAGGCTTGTTCATGTCCGCGCCACATCACGGTTGCTGGATGATTGATCCAACCACCTGTCTTGCGACCGAGAGCATTGAGAATCTGCCAAGCCTCAACTCGTTGTTTACCTACACGCTGGTTGTCTAAACATTGGGCACTGAACTTGAAGTCGTCATACGGCATAAAGGTTTGCATAACTAGACCTCGCAATCGTGTCCATAGTAAAACTCCTGTGCATCCTTTTCGTCAAATAGGTTGAAGTTGCGACCGCACTCGGAGCATTGACGCTGTGAAGCCTTGAGAATGTCCAAACTTTCGATTCTAATTGTCATCGCTGTACTCCATTATAAATCGGAACAAACAATCTTCGCATCGGATCATACCTTGAGCATAGAAAACCATTTCTTTATCGCAATCTACGCAATTAACTTTGATTACTTTAATTGGAGTTTCCATTTAGAATCTCCTCCTGCTTCTTAGCGTTCATTTCGATACCTGCCTGTGATCCGTAAGTGACCATTACACCGAACAACTTTGAGAGGTACTCGAGAGCCTCGGGTGAATCAAGCGGAACTAACTTGTCTGTCATTACAACTCCTTTGATTGTAGGTGTGTAACAATTTCTTTACCAATGTTTTGCATCCTCCACGCCTCGAGCATATAAATCTCAGCAAGCGTGGGATTACGGTGCTGTGCCCCTGACTCAGCCATCAAAGTCTTGAATCGGCGATCGACATACTCGGCAACTAGCGCACTAACTAATTTAGTTTCCATTTTTCTCCTTTGTAATTAAACTGCCCATTGACCCATCATGTGTAGCGGGAGATCACTTTCTTCGTGGACTTCCCAATAACCTGAACTGGCGGGTTCTGCTTGAAAATCACTTGTCAAATAAAGTTCGTAATGCAAGTTATCGCCTAGCCAATAACACGCTTTATCCATCCATTCGGAGGCTTCATCTTCGTATTTTGCTGGAAGTGTTTTATCAAACTGTTTCGCGGTCAAATCAATAACACTGCCACTAAGAGAATAACTATAAAGAAATCTTTTATTACCCTCTTGACCTATATCGGTATAAATAGCCCAATGCTCTCTTTTTGAATAGTCTTTGCCTGTCACCCTAATCAAACCGTGATTGTTTTTTTCAGCGTAAAGTTTGGACTGCCACAAACATTGACCAAATGCTTTTTCAGGATTAGCAATACCCTTTACTTGAAGTTTAGGAGTTTCCTTCATTGAACCATTGGTCTAACTGTTGCTCCGAATGGCTCGAACTTGTCGCGCAACGCTGACTTGTAGTATTCGGCGCGATCTGTCATCCGACGAGCAACTACTTTGCGTAGTTCGTCATCTGAACCTGTTGCTACATATAGATGATCGGCTTTGAATAAGTCGTACACCTTGTAGAAACCATCCATATCTTCCTTTGTGCGGAAGATCTTGTCATTTACTTCGACCTCTATACGAACCTGAATCATTTGCTTGAACGCATCTGACGCTTGCTTGTGTAGTGAGTTTTCCATCTTAGCCTCCCTGACTAATTCGGGATCGTTCGATCCCTACAAATACAATCTTTCCATCCACCTACTTATAG